CAAAAGAATTTACCTCAACTAATAAAGCTGAAGGTTTTATAAGAACTTACAGCAGATTTAACGAGATTCCTTTTGATGAATTAGAAGGAACCTGGTTTGTATTAGGCAGAGTTGGAGATAATGTAGATGAGCTTAAAGAAGCTGCCAGACAGCGAGGCTTATACTTCCAAGATATGCGAGGAAATAAATCGTTCAATATCAATAAATGGAATGCCATAAATTGTTGGCTTGCTTTACAAAAAGGTAAGTCTATAACTAAAGAACAAGTAGGTGTTCTATATGATTTTATTGAACAAATTAAAAAAGGATGGAGAAAGACCGACAACAAAGCCTGGTCAGAGATCCATCCAAATCAACCATTAGATTTAAACTTTTTAAAGGAAAACTGTGGTTTAGAAACTGAGGAGAAGGAGTGGTGGAAAGTCTTAAACAGAAAATTTACTGCTAGGGACTTGGATTATTTTGAAAGTATGTTAAAAAGAAACATTCAATTTAATGATAAAGCAAAAATAATCATTGATACAATCCACTCTGTAAAAGGTGGGGAAGCGGATAACGTACTAATATATGAAAAAGCTAATTGGCCATCTAATTTTTCAACCAAAAACATCAAAGACAAGATGGCTGAAGCGAGGGTTTGGTATACTGGTGTTACACGTTCTAAAACATCCCTTCATATCCTCTCAACTAATCATACATATTTTTTTCCTTTGGGGCGTCTTGCATCTAATTTCAACAGGAGGAATATAAATGTCAAATCAGGAAGCAATGAATAAAGCGTTTCCACAATACACTCAGGTAGGTGGGAATCATTATTGTAAGTTTGAGATACAACCTTATGAGTTTATTTCAAAAAACAATTTATCTTTTTTTCAAGGTAATGTTATTAAATATGTTTGTAGATATCTGCGTAAAGGTGGTATACAAGATTTAGAAAAAATAATTCATTACTGTGAATTAGAAAAGCTTAAATTAAAGGATGACAAAAAAAAGTAATTGTCAAATCTGTGAAAACAAATTAGCAGTTGTAATTGAAGATAAAAAGTATTACTGTGGAAAATGTTACTGCATAAAATATAATATATATGACAACAGAACTAGTGTTCAATCAGACAGAATCGGATTGGAAGAAACCCGAAAGCTACCCAGATCTATCAGATAGATCTATCATCGCAGTTGATTTAGAAACAAGAGATCCTAACATTAAAACTAAAGGTCCAGGTTGGGCTACGAAAGATGGAGAGATTGTAGGTATTGCTGTAGCTGCAGATGGTTTTAAAGGATACTTTCCTATCGGACATGAAGCTGGTGGTAACATGGATAAGAATATGACTTTGAAATGGTACAAACAGTTAATGGAAAACAATGTAGATAAAGTTTGTCACAATGCATCTTACGATATTGGTTGGACTCGATCATTAGGAATAAAAACTAATGGTAAGATTTATGATACCATGATTGCAGGTGCACTAATTAATGAAGATCGTTTTAGTTATTCTTTAAATGCACTAGCATTTGATTATTTAGGAGAAATTAAATCAGAAGCACAACTAAAAGAAAAAGCAGAGGAGTGGGGTTTAGATGCTAAACAAGATATGTGGAGACTTCCTGCAGGATATGTGGGTCAATATGCAGAGCAAGATGCTGAACTAACTCTTAAACTTTGGAATCGTTTTAAAACAGAAATACAACAACAAAATTTAACTAGTATATTTAATTTAGAAACAGAGTTGTTGCCTATCTTAATAGAAATGCGTGAGCATGGTATTCGAGTAGATTTAGATAAAGCATCTCAATTAAAAAAAGATTTTATAAAAGAAGAAAATAAAAAATTAGCAGAGATTAAAAAACTTACTAACATAGATGTAGAGATATGGGCTGCAGCTAGTGTTGCAAAAGCTTTTGATGCATTAAAGGTTCCTTATGAAAGAACTGCTAAAACTCAAGCACCATCATTTACAACGAATTGGTTACATAATTGTCCTCATCCAATTGCTAAATTAATTAGAGAAACCAGAGAGATGAATAAATTTCACTCTACCTTTATAGATTCTATATTAAGATACGAACATAAAGGTCGTATTCATGCAGAGATAAATCAATTAAAATCAGATTCTGGAGGCACAGCAACTGGTAGATTAAGTATGTCTAACCCTAACTTACAGCAAATCCCTGCTAGAAATAAGGAGTTTGGTAAGCAAATTAGATCTTTATTCCTACCTGATGAAGGTAAACAGTGGGGGAGCTTCGATTATAGCCAACAAGAGCCTAGACTGGTGGTACACTACGCATCTTCTGTTGATGACGGTTTTGAGGGCTCCTATGAGCTAATAAAAGCCTATAATGACGACAATGCAGACTTTCACCAAGTTGTAGCAGAAATGGCTGATATTCCTAGATCTCAAGCTAAAACAATCAATTTAGGTATGTTTTATGGTATGGGTAAGAACAAATTAGCCTTAGAATTAGGTATTAATATAGATCAAGCGAATGCTATTTTAAATGCTTATAATGAAAGAGTTCCTTTTGTTAAGATGTTATCGAATAGATGTATGTCTACAGCTGATAAAAAAGGTTGTGTAGTTACTATTAAAGGAAGACATTGTAGATTTGATCGTTGGGAACCTAAAACATTCGGTATTCATAAATCTATGACTAGAGAAGAAGCTGAATCTAAATATGATAGAGGTATGATTAAACGAGCGATGACTTATAAAGCTCTAAATAGATTAATCCAAGGATCTGCAGCAGATCAGACTAAACAAGCGATGATAGATTGTTACAACACTGGCCACCGGCCACTACTACAAATACATGATGAATTGTGTTTTAATATAAGCAGTGAAAAAGATAAACAAGAAATAGTATATAAAATGGAACACTGTTTAGATGATATACCTTTAAAAGTACCTAGCAAAGTAGATATTGCATTAGGAGATAATTGGGGAGAAGCTACATAATGGTTTTAAAAATAACCGAATTAGGATTAGGAAAATGTCCCCATTGTTTTGCTCACACTACATTCATTCCTACAAAAAAAGAAAATATATTTATATGTGATAATTGTGAAGATAAAGTTAGACAACATGTAAATGGTAAAATACATTGGTATAAATTTAGTGAAGTACCAATGACAGGTAATATAGATTAATTAGGTTTCTTTCCTATTATATCAAAAGTCCATTGTTCATCTAGTTTTTCTAAAACTAAAAATCTTAACATATCGTAAGCTTTAGGATTTTCTTTTCTAAAAAAATTAAGAAGATTATTCATCATGTCTTCCATTAAACGATGTTCTTTACCTTTGTATTGAGGCTTACTTCTTTCAATAAAGAAAGCTAGTTGAGCTATTTTAATAAAAGTTTCAGAAGGTGTTTTACTTTTTCTTGTTTTTTTCTTTATCGACATTGATTACCCTTTTTGTAATATCTCTTTTTCTGTTTTTCCATCTACAATCAATTTCTAAAACACGATCGTTATGTCCATGACAAATTTTTATTAAATGTCCCTGAACTGTATCTTCAATCCAATAATTTTTATAATCAAAAATATAAATTGTTTCATCTACAATATTTGATGTTTTATTGATTTTACTTTTAGATTGAGACATGAATAGCCTAGGATATATAACGAAAAAAATAAAAAAGCTAGTGTTATTTCTAACTAGCTATGTCTAGAAGACCTTTTCTTGCATCTTCTACACTCTGATCATTAATCTTATTTCTAAGTTCTTTGATCTTTATGTCTATCCACTTCATGTCAGTTGTAACTCTACCCTGTTCCAACGCTTGCTGTGCCCATTTTGACTCCAGCTGAAGTTTCTCCGATATTAACTTTTGTAACATCTTTACCAACCTCCTCAAAGGTTATGAAAAGAAAATCTGGATTATGAAATCCTGGTCCTTCCTTTTCGGTTAACTGCCCAGTATCATAACTCGCACTAAAAGATTCTAGAGCAGCTTTATCGTTCTCAGCTTCTACTGTTTCATCCAAATAAACATTTTTATAGTTAGCTTGGATCCGATAAAGTTTCATGAGATAATCTTATCAAAAAACATACTGTTTTGCAACTATTTCAAGAATGTCAAGGGGTGCTAAAAGTATTGAAAAATAAGGATTTTATGTAGACTCAACAGATTTACACCAAAATTTTGTATAAATTTGTTCTGAATTTACTTTTTCATCAGTCATTTCTTTTAAATATTTAGCACTTATCTCATAACCAAAAATCGCACATTGTTTAAAAGAATTATAAATAGGATCTGATGCTATAGGTGGAGAACAAGCTCCTGCGATTGCACTGCAAATTTGAATCATTAAAATAAATTTCATTTCCTCTTGACCTGTCTTATTTATCATATATATAGATAAGATAAATATTAATTATAATATTAACAATTATACAGGAACAAGTTATGCAAAGTAAGAGTGTAATGCTTTTTAATTTTATTAAAGAAGCTGATGAAATACTGTCTAAATTGTACTCTACAACTGCTGATGGCAGACCTATAAATCCAGGCGATCAAACTTGGATGGATACAAGAGACAGATTAATGAAAATAAAAGTAGGTAGTTCTGGTAACTTTAGTTACCCGATCAACTGGAGTTTATCTGAACATTTAATTATAGATGAATTAACTTCTAGAAAAGATGTTCATGAAGACCATATAGAACTGAAGAAGATACATCATGGTGGGTAATTCAATTACACTAGGATTGATAGTTTTATTCATTCTATTTTTTCCTAAATTATTTATAGGTTTAATAGCTACATTAATTGCTTTTATGTTAGGAGTTTCAATATGAGTTTGTATTGGAAAGATGGTACAAAAAAAGATTGGAAGGATTTGCGATTAGCTGCAATCACTCGATTAAGTAAACGTAAAGGTTGGAGTATGGGAGACAACAATCCATACTTTGAACAAGTCTATAATGTAATTTTAAATAAAAATATTAAAACAAAACAACAATGTAAAGAGGAGTGTAAAAAACATGGATATAGATAAATGGAAATCAGTAGCAGTAAAAAAAGAAACACACACATTGCTTACTGCTTTATGTAATGAAAAAGAACGGAACCCTGCAAGAATGATTTCTAAATTAGTAAAAGATTATGCAGAATTCCAAGCAAAGAAAAAAGGAGTTCCTGCAGAAAAATATATAGCTCAATTACTAAAGAAAAATGGTTCTAAATAAAAATAAATTACGAACGTTTTCGGAAAGTGTAACCCAAGTTAATTTTATAAAAGATAATTACCCTGGGTTATATTTTTTATTCGATTCAGAATATAAATTAGTTTATATTGGAGAAAGCCAGTTACCTTTAGCTAGAATATCAGATCATTATTTTAAAGCTTATGCAGGAGGTAAAAACAAAAAAGGTATTGGCCCCATTTTTAATTATTTTAGAATTATGCAAATTAAAGATGAAGATTTTAGAATTAGACAACATTTTGAAAAACGATGGATTAAAAAATATGAACCTCCAGTAAATGCTAATGGACAAAATTCTGCACCTTACCCATTGTCTTATACTCAAATAAAAAATTTTATTTCTGTTTACGATACTTTTTTTAAAGACATGACTTGGTTCAGATATATTAATGATGAAGTAATTAAGAAAATGTCTTGTTATTCACAATATAGAAGTAAAAAAAGAAGAGAAAGAGCATTGAAACAAGGAAATTGGAGAGGACTATGATTAAAAAATTTTTAAAAATACAAAATATAAAAAGATTTGCTAAATGGTTAGATCGTGCAAATGTTCATGCAGAGATTAGAGAAACTTATTTTAATATGCCATACGTTATGTATCCAAATGAACGAAAAGGTATTGAAGCAAGATTAGAATCTACTTCTCAAAGAGATGCGTTTTGTTTTAATCGAAGCAAGGTAAGACCTACCTGGAAAGATTGTTTTACTCGATATGGGCAATATAAAAAAGCGAATCAGTTAGTAGAATATGTTAAGAAAAGATATTTACGAGATCGTAAAAAGAAAATGTTAGATAGATTAATTGATAAAAAACTGGAGAAAAAATATGGGTAAGCGAACAGATAAGACACAGTTAGAAAAAGCATTAGAAACTTTAGCTGAAAAATTAACTCCAGAAGAATATTCTAAAGTCACTTCGGTAATGTCATTACTGTTTGTAGGACATCAATTTGGTATGTCTTCTGGTGGTTTTGAGTTCATCAATCTTGCAATAAACACTAAAAAACAACATAAAAAGAACAAATACAATAAGACTTTACATGGGAATGTAATTAGTTTAAAACCTAAAGGTTGATATTTTTTCTAAAATCAACTCCTTTTGGGGGTGGGGAAGCTAGCGTGGAACCACCCCTTTATCCTCTTGACTTTTAATTCAAAATAAACAATGGTGGCTTTTATGGAGCTACTAAATGAGTTTATCGAACAAAATTTTAAAGATCATGGGTTTAAATATTGCTGAAAAATTAGTTGAACGCACACCCGATCCTGAAATAAGAATATGGAGAGCTGTGATTTCTTTAGCATTAGAAGACGTGATGATTACGAATCAGAATAGAACTGAGTCCGTTCTAAAAGGTGAAGCTCATGACTGGTTTTGTAATAATTCTGATGATTTTAAATTTGTTTGTTTCCAGGCAGAAATGGATCCTAAATGGGTTAGGACGCGTTATTTAAATGCTTTAGAAAAAGGACTTATACAATTTAGTGCTCGACAACACTTAAATATTAAATATACTCAGGAATATGAAAAACTTAGAAAAGCTAAAGATCGAGAACAAAGAAAAAAACACATTAGAACTATTGAAGAATTGCGGAAAGCTTTATTTAAACTCTCCCATTAAATCCTTAGATAGAAAATTTTTTAAATTTCTATATTTTAAATTAAAACGAAAGTATGCGAACTGATGATGACACTTGAGGATGTCTTGAGGTTTGAAAAATATTTAGAAAAGCTTAAAGATAAAAAAGATTACGAAACAGATCGAAGCAAAGATTATACCGAACAACGGCCACAGGACACAAGCCCTAGGAAGTTAACACCTTCTGAATAGCTCTACCTATTTCTTCTGCGATTTGCGGGACGATAGCATTTCCCAATCCTTTAAGTCTGTGTGATCTGCCGGGTATCCCATTAGCCACTCGACCCACATCGGGTTCAAAGTCCCACCTTTCTGACCATCGGATAATGCGACTTTCTCCTCCAATTTTGAGTTGTATCCTTTCTTCAAAACTCTTGTCCGCACTGTTTTCAAATCCTCTTTCATCCCTTGAGCTGCTCTTGCTGTCGGCCACATTAAATTCGGATGAGCTACTTGATCGTTGATGCTGATCGGCATTTTTTTCTCTAACTTCATCTGCATTCTTTTCTCTGATGCTGGACCTCTGTCGCAGTGGGCGTCTGGAGTTCTCCATAATCTCATTGTTGTTGGATCTACTTGTTCTCTCAGATTCGATGGTCTGGTTCTGCCTTTCCTCTGACCTGTCATCAATTTGATTGTTCCTTCTTTTGATCTTGGAGGCAAGTGATCCATTGTGTTTGGAGTAGCCCACAACGAAGACGCGTTCTCTTTTGTGGGGAGCACCGACGCCTGCAGCTGGAATAATAAACGTTTGGATTTCGAAGCCTTCACTTTCCAGGTTAGAGCACACAGTTTCGAAGACCATGCCGTCTTGGATGTTAATAAGACCTCTGACATTTTCTGCAATAACGAAGGTGGGTTGGACTTCTTTAATGACTCTAAACATTTCTGGCCAGAGATAGCGATCATCTCTTGTTCCTTTTTGTTTTCCTGCAACGCTGTATGGCTGACATGGGAAACCACCTGTGAGGATGTCGACGGGTTCTTTGATGTCTTTCCCTTCCAATTTCGTAATATCATCGTATATCTTTACTCCTTTCCAATGTTTTTGTAATAATAATTGACAATATCGGTCTCTTTCGCAAAATGCGATAGTGTTAAATCCCACACGTTCTAGTCCTAGTGAGAAACCTCCAATGCCACTAAATAAGTCTAAATGGTTCATCTGTGACACAGATTTACTACCGGCCACCGGACATGTCAACAAAAATCGTTGATTTTACTCATTTTACAATTCTATATAAGATATTTTTACCTTTTATATATTTTTTTACACCTCAGAATGTCTGACATTTGTGACACTACACCCTTTTTAGTCTATTTACATTGATATTACTTACTTATTTGATGTCACAAACACTTTTATTTTGTGACATACACTGACATTTGTGACACTAGACACTCTTGTGGACAAGATACCTAAATTCGGATACAGTCTTAATTAAGTTAAAAATATCTTATAGAGGATTTGAGAACATGGCTGGAAAACCGAACGTGTTGAAGACTATGCACGATTTAACACCTAAACAAAGAAAGTTTGTGGATATATATGTTTCTGAGTTTGGATTGATTAGTAAAACTGAAGCTGCTAAAAGAGCAGGTTATGTTGCTAAAGACCCACATACAATTGCGTCTAAATTAACTAATCCAAATAGAAATCCACATGTTGTAAGATATCTAGAAAAAAAGATTGCGGAAGCTAAAAACAAATATGCTAATCCGTTGCGTTCATTTAAAAGATTTGAAAAGTTCGGCGATGAAGCCGCTAAAGGTAAGCAGTATGCTGCAGCTATAAATGCTGAGTTTAGGTCTGGGCAACTTGCTGGAATGTATGTAGATAAAAAAGAAATTACTAACACTACTTTGGAGGGTATGTCTCGTGAACAACTTGAGAAGCGTTTCGCAGAACTTGAATCAAAAATTGGTGAAGCGACCAACATCATTGACGTTACGCCAGAAGAAATTAGTGAGTAGTAATAGTTGGGTTGAATATTTAACAGTATTCAATGAAATACATAATTCAACTCTTGTAACTTCTGTTGGTACAGTAGAGGTAGAAGTTAATGATTGATTTTTATCAGGAAGAAAATTTTTTTAATGAAAATGAGTCTAAATTAATAGACGATTGTTTATTTAATGAGTCTTTTAACTTTCCATTATTTTTTCACAATGAACAGTGTGATGGAGATGGAATACCTTTCTTTTCTCATTCTTTAATCAATAGAAATGGAGACAAAGTATCTAATTTTACCGAAATTTTTTTATCTTTGGTTGAAAGATTTATTTTACAAAAAAGTAATTTAAAACCTAAAAAAATATTAAGATCATGTATTAACATTACATTACCTATGGTTGGAAAGACTGCAGTTCACGTTGATCATGATGAAGAATATTATCAAGTTATTTGTTATCTTAATGATGCTACAGGTAATACAGATATATTTGATGACAATGGTTCTATTGTTAAAAGTGTAGAACCAAAAAAAGGAAGAATTATAATGTTTAATAAACTTAAACATAAAGCAAATTTACCAAGCATACCTAATAAAATTAGAGCTGTTATGGTTACAACATTTAAAATATGAGAAAAAAAATTAGTCCACCTAAAAAAATTAATTCTGAAATAGAAAAGTATCCAATGGTTTCTGTTGAATGGTTTGACATCGTCTCGGACAGCTCCTGGACAAGCTTTGATGCCTTAAAGAAATCTAATCTTGCTACCTGCATCACCAAAGGTCATCTCCTATCTCAATCCAAAGGAGTGACTAGATTGTTTGGCGATTATTCCTTTGCAGAGAATGGTAAGGACATTGAGAGCATTGGTAATACCACAATAATTCCTAATTCAGTTATCAAAGAAATAAAAAAGTTAGGATAATGGAAATTATTATTTATTTGAATGAAATATATCATTTGATAACAGTAACGAAGGATATGTTAACAGGTCTAGAAGTTAAAAAAGGAATGGATTTTTTTGAAGTGTGTAATGTTTTACGTGAAAACTATAATGGTAATGGTGTCTTTTTTGGCTGTACCTTGTCTTAAATAAAATGGCATTAAAAAAACGAGAATCTTTACTGTTTCAAAGAGTTAAACAGCACATTAAAAACGCACATTTTACAAGGATAGAAAGCTCAACAGTACAAGGTATTCCAGATGTTCATGGGTGTATAGATTCTAAATCTTTTTGGATTGAATTGAAGTCAACAGAAGACAAGTTTCCGATACTGTCCAAATTCCAAATGGCGTGGACTTATGAATATCAACGACATGGTGGTAATATCTTTTTGCTGCACCAAGCCCTCTTGCAGAGGCTTATAAAACTTTACAGAGTGTCCGGTGGTGTGGATCCCTCGTCCCCGTCCTCGTTTTCTCGTTCTCTCGTTCTCGTTTACCAAACACCGGACCCAGTACCAGCATGCTGCTGGCAGGAGCTCAGGAAGCAGCTGGTGAAAAATTCTTCTTGACACCATTTCTCGTTATGCTAAAAGCAATTTAGCTTAATATCTGTAGTGTAGAGAAAAGCTGACCCTGCCGTCCATGGAGAGCAGATCGTCGCGAAACCTCTACATTTCATATTTTTAGCCTCTTTGAACCGCGGCCACTTGATTAATCCTCCGGTGGCCGTTTCTCGTTTTCCCGTTCTCGTTTCTCGTTCTCGTCTGACACCGATCCCTGACCATCCCACAGGTAACCTTCGGCCGCGGCAAGCCGCTGGATCACCGAAGCTCTCGTTTCTCGTTTGAAAAGCTATGCCTTTGGCTGACCATTCAACCTACCCAGCAGCATCACCAGCGTGCAGCACCGGACCAACGATCCTGCTTTTAAAAAAAAATAAAAAATAATACTTGACATTTATCCCATCATATCTTATCTATACAGAGTCGGTTCCCAAGAAAAAAGAAAGAGGATAAGATTCAAAGTATACTAGTTTCGACCGAACGGGACCTCACCGACATGTGCCATGTCAGGAGGTAGTTCATTAGAACGTAAACTTCGGTGGCACTTGAGGTCAGTGACAAAACTAGTCTAGGAGAGATGGGTATGGGTTGTTTTCCACTCCTCTCCGTGACCTCGCAACAACTTACAAGGAGGCTTATGATATTAGTTTACACTACAATAATTTACCTTGCCATTCTTTTTGGTTTTGGTATCGTATCAATTAATTTTTAAGGAGGATTAAAATGAAAAGAACAATAGAAGAAACAGTTGCCAACATTCAAGAAGAAGCAGGTAATATCGTCTACACATGTAAAGAACATGGAAAAGAAACATACTTCAAAATCAAACAACTAGAACGTCAGATGAAGATGCGTGACTACGTATATGTTTGGTTCAAGCATAGAGGTCACTCAGAAAAGATGTGGGTGAGGATCACCAAAGGGTCCAAGCTCAAAGGTCAAGGTATACTCGACAACGTTCCTAATATTTTAACCAAGCTAAAGCTTGGAGATATTGTGAAGTTCACAACCGATTTGGAGGGCATCACATGGGGAAGATAAAAGATTGGTTGATAGATGGGGAACGAAAAGAGTCGTTCCTCATCAAAGACATTGCGGTGCACGGTTGCAGTGGAGGCGTAGCAGGTCTGACCTACTACAATGAAACGACCTCGTTTTACGATGCTCATGAAGAAGACATTTGGAAATATGTGAGAGAGTCAGCGGAAGCAGCTGGAGAGTCAGTCTTCTTTCTTCTAAATAAGAACATCGATACGCCGTCCTCGTTTAAAAATTCGATGGCGTGGCTAGCAGTAGAGTGTGCAGCTCAGGAGCTGGATGCAGCGAAGGATATGAACTAATGCTGTTACTGATGAGTATCATTTGGTTGACGGTTTTCTTTCCTGAAGCCAGCGGTATTATCTTCTGGCTCCTCGTTGCCGTTCTCGTTATGACCTTCCAGGGTGTGGATAACCAATTGCTGGGTGAGCTGGTAACCGGGGTGGCAGCAACCGATCCGTTGATTGTATGAAAATTTTTCTGAAAATAATGTTTGACAAATCTATCCCATGTATGATAAGACAATGGTGTGGTAGGATACATATGTCGGAAATCGAATTGCAAGCACCTACCACATCAAACAAATAAAAAGGAGAAAGGAGAAAGATATGGGACTAGATCAATATGCAGGACTTCGTGATGAAAATGGCGAAGTACAAGAAGCGTTTTACTGGAGAAAGCACGCTCGTTTGCAACAATTTTTTTCGAAAGAATTTGCAAAACAAAAAGGTGAGAGTGCAGAGAACAGTTATGATCTTGGTTTTAACGCAGGTGATGGTGGCGTAGAGATAACGAAAGAAGTTATTGATAGGCTAAAGCAGGAGAAGAAAAATAATTATTATCATTCTTTTGCAAATGATGGTTTCTTCTGGGGACAACAATGGCAAGAGGAAGCTGTTAAACATTATTCTGACCAAGATGATAAATTTATTGCTTGGGCAGAAAAAGAAATTGAGAAAGGTAATCAACCATGGTACGACTGTAGTTGGTAAAAGCCTTGCCTCGTTGCCGTTTAACAACGGCAACGGGATTTGGTGAGTGGTCTTTTGTCAGAGTAGCTCCTGTTTTAGACCACTCGCCTAATCCTCGTTCTCGTTCTCGTTAGCTGAAGCCAACCTATCTTGGTAAGCACATGGTACGGAGCTCACCCAGCAGCAGAACTGTGGTTGGATCGAAAATTTTTCTTGCAAACGAATTTGCATTTGCTACAAATTAAAAATAACAAAGGAGTTAAAATGAATATGAAAATATTAAACATGAATATAGAAGAAGGTCTATCTGTAAGTAAT